AAGCCATTTCGCAAGAGACACTAAAGGCCGAAATCAGCGTGTAGTCTCAACAGATTAATGCCAGTGCAACGGGGGAGCCGCGGCCGCTGCGCCGGCGCTGCTATGCGTGGACGCGCCCGCGCCAGGCGCCCGGCGGGGGATCTCCGGGAGGGGGTGTGGCCCTCTTTCGGAAACGAATGCCGGTCTGGCGAACCCGGAAGCCCTTCAACAATTGGGGGCAAATTTGCGATTCGGGGGTTTGCGTTTGCGGTTTCGGGTGGTTTTCGTGGGTGGCGAAGTTGGCTCGAAAATTGGGGGTAATTTTGGTTTTGGCGGGTGCTTGCGAGCGACCTGGTGTGGTGATAATTTGCGGGCGGTTGACAAGGAACAGAGACACGAAGACTTAACCCCCTCCCCCCTTCAGGCTTCTGTTGCTGAAGTCCCTTCCTTTCGGCGCGCTCACGGATTCAACCGTAAGTGCCTGCGTTTATTCGCAGATCAGGGCTGGCCGCCTCCCCGCTCGCTCCCCGTCATTCACCGGGTTGTTCTTGCGGACGGCTTATGGGGTCTTCAAGCAGAGCCGGCGTTGCGTCTGATTGGCTGGGGCGCTGGCTTCTCCGTCACTGGTGACTCAGAGTTATTGGCGTTCCAGACTTTCCACCCGCGATTCGGCAGAGGCTTCCCGTCGGCATCTTTTCGCTTGGGGAAGAGGCTTCCTTTTTTGGTCTGACCGATTGCGAGATTGGCTTGGCAATCCCGGCAATGGATCTCGAAGTAGTCGTTGTCGTCAACCGTGCGGACGCGGTACTGGAAGTTTTGGCCCTGGCAGGCCCCGCACGATTCGTCGGATTCAAAGATTTCCTGGAGTTCGGATACGGCCTTGAAGATGGCTTTTGCGCCTTCGCCTTCGACCTCGAAGACGATTCGGCCGGACCGGGTTTTGTAGTGTGCTTTCATGTACCCGTTCCCGAAGTCTGGCGGCAGGCGAGCGGTGGCCGGATGGCGGCCCGATTAAAGAACTCGGCAACTTTTTCCTTGTCCGTTTTCTTGTGGGTTACCGGATGTCGCCATTTCGAGCAATCCGAAAGGTAAACGCTTCGTATGTCACTGTTTTCGATGAAGTCGGAGGATGGATTGCGAGCCATTTTTCGGTCTCAAAGTCGGACGGCGGGCCGGGACTTTGAGCAACCGTCCCGCCTACCCCGATTTCGTGCGTCTTACCCGTCGGTAAGAACAGATTCAGTTTGCATCAGGTGTTCCCCCGAGTCAAGAGGAATCTTTGGGTGCTACTATCGGCACATGAGTGAGGCCTCCGAACGCAAGCAGCGCACTTGGGCCGGAACGCGGGAGTTGGATCGCCGCGCGCTGGCTCTGCTGGCTCAGGGGATGAGCTTGGACGCGGCGTACCGGAAGGCGATGGACGAAATGGAAGGAAAGGCTAAATGACACATTACACGAGGTCTACCGATGTGATTGAGGCTGCTTGCGGGGAACCGCTGGGTCAGGACGATCTTCTATTGCTCGCACCGGGAACCGGCACCGATTGCCCGAAGTGCTTAGAAGCCTTGAAAGACGAAAAGCCAACGGAAAAACAGCCGCAATAAAAATTCTTATTGCATTTTTCTCGCGCTTACCGTATTCTTGCAGCCGATGGCAACCAAGTATGCAGAGCCTGGCTCGCGCCAGGTCAATGTAGCGGTCGCGGAGAGAATTTACCTGAACGCGAAGGATTGCGCGCTGCGGGCCGGAATGCTGTTCCGCGCCTGGGTAGAACGGGCAATCAAAGAGCAGACCGAACGCGAGATCGCGCTGCGGAAAGAGGGCAAGTTGTGACATTCCTGGCTGGTTTTATCGCCGGATTCATCCTGTGCGCCGCCATCACGGCCATCGCGCTCCGGTCGGGAGGACCGAACTTTTGAAAACGAGAACATGGGGAATCATAGCGTCTTTCCTGGTCTGTGTTGCAGTGCTGGGCGGCGTGCTGTACTGGATTTTCCGGCCGGTGTCGCATGAACTTCGCCTCATCCAGGACGAGGAGCGGCTGTCGGCGCAGTGGGCGGACCTGTCGAACGACATGAAGGGGCTGGTAGACAAGTTCAACGCGATGGACGCGGATAGGACGCGCATCATCAACACGCTGAGGCATCTTTGCGAGTCCGAAAAAAAGACTGTCGGCCCCAATCAGATCACGCAGCGGCCCGGATGCGTGATGCCGCAACCGGGGGATCCGAAGAAATGAGTTGGCTGCTATTCAAACTTCGCTGGAACTGGCGTATCTGGCGGAATCGCTGCCCGGCGTGCAACTCCGACGCGCCCGCGCTCGATACCTGCTGGCTTTGCCACTATATCTACGGATACCCGGTCCCCCATTACGAGGAAGCGAAGGCGGTTTACCGCAAAGCGCTCTGCATCGCGCGCTGGAAGGAGGACTGAAATGGTCTGGTACTTTAACGTACTGCTTTGGTGCTTCTGGGTGCTCTGGACCGCCAACCCGGTTGCGAATCCACAATACCCGGCTCTGGTAGCGGAAGGATGGCCCTGCTGGGTGCAGGCCACGCCGGCCATTGGGGTTCCGAATGCGCAGGCGCCTGGAATGCCGCAACCGGCGTGCTGGTACGACCCGTCGAACACGAATAGCGGAACCGTCGGGCGCTTGCCCGAGTCCATGAGCGAGCCGGTTGCGATGGGGCCGGAAGGTCGCGCGGCGCCCGGTGGCGCAATTGTCTCACGGAGGTAGCAATGCCGGCAGACGTAAACATCAGCCGGGAACGGTGGAACAAAATTCAGACTCAATTGGCAGCGGCGGAAGAACTGGCGGAGGCAGTTGAGGGGCATAGTGTTACTTACTGTCCGTGCCAGTCATGCGCGGCAATATCTAACGCGCTCGACAAGTATCGGGAGGCAACCAGGTGCTAAGTCCAGAGGCGGAGTATAACGTGAGTATAAGCCTGGAACGGTGGGAACAGGTGCAGAAGAAACTTGAAGCTGCCGAGGAAGTCGTAAGGGCTTTACAACTGTGGCTGACTGACCCGCGCGGCTGCCACTGCAACCTGTGCACCGCGCTCACCAAATACCTGGACGCATCCAATGGCTGAACTTTTCCCAGGCGAAGGAAAGGGAATACCAAATGGGCGCACTTTCTAGGATTTGGGAAAAACTTCGGGATAAGCCGTACAGGGATGCGTTCGTGGCATCGCAACTGAAGCGCGGCTTTGCCACCCAAACACGCGTTATGCTGAAGGACCGCCGCTGGACCCAAGCTGATCTCGCCGAACGCTCTGGATTGAAGCAAGGGGCGATTTCAAGGGCGTCAGACCCGGATTACGGCAATCTGACTGTTAACACCATATTACGGATCGCATCCGGTTTCGATGTGGCCTACGTTGGACGGTTTGTTCCCTTCAGTGAGCTGGCCCAGCGGTACGAAAATCTGTCCGAATCTGCCCTAAGCGTTCCCAGCTTTGAAGAAGAGGCGCCCCCGCAGGAGCCTCTGGCCGGAAAATGAACCGAGGCGAGATTGCAAGCCAACTCCAGCCGGAGGCGATGGTCCGGCAGCCTTAGGTTAAAAACTGCTTGGGAACTCGGTTCATGTGCGAATTATAATGGAGCCGAGATGCCCTGGACAGAGCAACAAACCCGGTTCCTGCTTTCGGATGGATCTTCACTATCCGCCGAAAAGAAAGATGAAGTAAGGCAGGAGCTTCATGCGGACCCGTCCATCGGCCACCGAAAACCGGGACCGGCAGCAAACGCAAAAAGCATCGCGCGGTATCGAAGCTACCGGGCAAAGGAGAAGCAATGACAGCCAAGACCCGCAACGCATTACCCGATTCGGATTTCCTCGGTCCTGACCGCAGTTTTCCGGCGGGAGACGCCAAACATGCCAGATTAGCCATCGGCGGGGCGACCCGTGCCTACAATGCCGGGAATATCAGCGAAGGGACCGAGGAACGCATCCAGGCGGCGGCGCGGAACCGGCTTGCACGGTACAAATCCAGCAGGAGCACAAAATGAAGAGGTGCACGCGGTGCGGCTCCGAACTCGATACATCGGGGCCACTCTGTCTTCAGTGCTTGGCGCTTATCGAATCATCCCGCCCTGAAGAAAGAATTCAGGCAGCCGTTCTCGCAGAACGGGAGCGCTGCGCAAAGATCGCGGAGGATACATCCAAAGCCTATGAGCTGCAAGATGCGGCATTCAATTCAGCGCGGGTGACAGCTTTGTGTATCGCGGAAAAGATACGGGGGGGCGTATGATTGTTCCCGCCACCCCGCGCGTCAACGCCATCCAGCAGGAGAAGGTCCGTGGTGCGCGCCTGCCCGGCGTGCCGAAGCTGCCCGCAATCCCGGCCATTGGCGTCAGCGGTGCTCCAAGAATGCCGCGCTATGCTTCTTTCCGCGCGCCGCGCACGGTTGGCGCGATTAAAACACCGAGGGTGCCGTGACGAATGCCTGCTCGTAGACGATTCCCCCGTCTGACTCCGGAGGACGCCCTCCGCGCCGCCGAAGAAACCATCCGCGCGATGGAAATCAAGGCCGACGCGGAGTACGCCGTCAGCGACCTGAAGTTTTTCCTCCAGTTGGCGTGGCCCACGCTCTCTCCTGGAATCCCATTCCAGGATAATTGGCACGTGGATTGTCTCGCGGAGCACCTTACCGCGCTGGCTCATCGAGAAATCACCAGGCTTATTATCAACATCGCCCCGCGCAGCCTGAAATCAACTATCCTCGTCGCCTTTCGCGCGTGGCGGTGGCTGGACGAAGCCGGTATCCCTTCCAGGGGCGTTCCTCCCGGAGTGACCGAGAAGTTCCTGGCCGCGTCCTACGGCTTAAACCTCGCCAAGCGCGATTCCCGGCGCACCAGAAACCTCATCAAGAGCCAGTGGTACCAGAGCCGTTGGGGAAAGAAATTCTCTATCGCCTTGGACCAGGACGAAAAGGGTCGCTTCGACAACGACAAGGGCGGCTTCAGTATGATCGCATCGGTCGAGGGCGGCGTCCTCGGAGAGGGCGGATCATGCCGTTTGATGGACGATCCGAATGACATTGAACGCATGGTGAAAGAGCCGGAAACCTACCCGCAGAATGTCCGGGAATGGTATTCGGCATCCATGTCCACGCGCTCGATCGACCCCAAGACGGACGTTGCGCTCTGCGTGCAGCAGCGGTCCAGCTTCGGTGCCGACCTGACCGAATACCTGGAAGAACTCGGCGGCTGGGAGAAGTGCGTGATCCCCTACGAGTGGAAAGGGAAAACCACCATCGGCCCGCTAGAATACCCAGACCCACGAACGCACCTTGGCGAGTTGATGTTTCCAGCACGTCTCGGCCCCGAGGAAGTCGCCACCCTAAAGCGAGAACAGAAAACGCACTTCCCCGCGCAATTTAACCAGGAACCGCAGGCTGGGGGGAAAAGCGGGCTGAAACGCGAATGGTTCCAGTTCTATAATCCACCCGGCGCCGGCATAACCGATTCCGAAGGAAAACCGCGCCCGGTGCGCATTTCGCTTTCTGACGGAACCTTCGTTGAACGCATTCCGGTCGAGTTGCCGGCAGCTTTTGAGCAGGTAGTTCAGTCCTGGGACATGGCCTTCAAGGGAAACGAAGAAAATGATTTCGTCGCCGGCCACGTTTGGGCTCGTGTCGGATCGAATTGCTTCCTAATGGCTCGTGACCACGACCACCGGAACTTTCCAGAGACGCTGGCGGCCGTGCGGAGATGGGGAACGCTCTATCCGTGCCCCGAAAAACTGGTCGAGGATAAGGCCAACGGGCCAGCAGTGATCGCAACCCTGCAAAATGAGATCCCCGGCCTGATTCCAGTGAACCCCGAGGGCGGAAAATGGTCCCGCGTATCGGCGATCTCGGGCTATGTCGAGGCCGGGAACGTTTATCTGCCGAACCCCGACATTTTCCCGTGGGTGTGGGAATTGCTGGCGGAATTTGCAGCCGGCGCGTCGGCAAAGCATGACGACGACACGGATGCCATGAGCCAGGCTCTCAAGCGGCTGTACGATTCATCCGCCAGGACCGCAATTCCGGAGTTCCGGGTCACGCCGCGGCTGGGTGAGCCGGCGAATGCGGCGCACATTAGCAAGGAACCGGCGCCTCCATGGGCGCGGCGCTTCGTAGCCGCCATTCCAGGGCGTGCGGCGTTGTTCATGGCTGAGTTGCCGCGCGGTTGTATGCGCGTCGTCCGGGAATTGTCCCTGGACGGCATTGACGCCTCAATTGCTGGCCGCGAAATCGGGCGCCGGATTCTTCCGGACCTTCGACAGGCTCAAAAAATAGTCGCCATGAAGCGCGCACCGCAGAAGCCATACGATATTCTGCTTCCGAAGGTGGCTTTCGCTCCGGTCGAACCAATCGGGTGTTGGGCCGAAATGATGGAACACGCGCTGCTGGATTTCGAGCCGGAAAACGGCGGCTGGGACGAGCGAAACGCGGCCCGCGAGACTTTCCGGACCTCCCGCGTCCGAACCGAGATGGTGGAGGAAGAGGATGCCGCGCTGGACCGGCTCCGCGCGTTATTGGCCTTCCGTCCGCCGGATTACCGCCCGCTGGATTATGAGCGCGACAAGGCCATGGCATTGGCGGAAGAGAACCTGGCCGAATATCACCGCTACATCGGCATGACCGAAGGAAAAGTCGTTGGGGATTGGCCAAAGTTGAAGATTTCCCCGGACTGCCCGCAATTGATCGCGCAACTCGGCGCATTCCGGCACGATCAAGACCCTCCTCCCTTCGTAGAGGCCCTATTGCTTGGCGTATGCGTGCCGCAGACCATGCAGAGTACCGAGGTCAAGGAGATGCGCTGGCCGCAGACCACGGCGGCTGGTAGCCGGTCACGCGGCGCGATGGGACGGCGATTTTCGCTCGGCCGGCGCTGATTCGCGTTATCATTGAACCGATTGGAGGTGTGCCATCGGCAGTCCAGCGTATTGGGGCAAACTGGTGAACTTTGAAGCCGCAGAGCGGAAGCCAATGCTCGTTCCTTTCGGATTATTCGGCCCATCAGACAATCTTTCCTTTATCGCCACCGTAAATTCTGAGGCGCAGTTGTCGGTGGCCGCCGTCGCGTATGCGTCCGCACTTGTGATTGACACCTCCCTTGCGGACGTTATCACGGTTCTGCTCACCGGGAACGTGGCATCAATGACATTGAATTACGCCGGATCTTCGGTGGTCCCGGTGGCCCAGCGGTTATGGATTCGCTTGCTTCAGGATTCAACTGGAGGTCGTACTGTTGTGCTTCCATCGAATCTGGAGTATGACGCTGGGTTCGCTGTGGACCCAGCGGCGAATCGCGCAACCGTGTTGCCGATTCAGTGGAATGGCACGGAATGGATTTTCTTCAGTGCCCCGTTCAGCGTGCCGGTCGCGTAATCACTTAAACGCGGGCACGTACAGCGTTGATCCGTCCGGCCCGATCATCTTGAGCCAGGTGTACGGCGCCGTGTTGGTGGTGGCTGGCGAGTTGGCACCCAACGCCGCAGATCCGCTGCCCGTAGCGCCTGGCAGCCCAAGCGATCCGGGATGGTTGCTACACTCTGGGGAGCTGTTCAGGCACGTGTCCGGGCCTAACTTAGTGGTTGCCCAGTTGCTCGAAAGATTCGCTGTATAGCGGTACGCGCTGGAGCCGTAGAATACGTCGCCAAACGACACGATGGACGCGATGCTGCCGCCGTAGGCAATTTGTCCGTTAACCCAGTTGTTGTAATCCACTAGAGAGCCAATGTTCTGCTGAAACAACATCTGATACGCGTTGACATTTCCCTCAAAGTAGGAATTTGAAATAGTCACTCCGGAGATATTCTCGGCGAACAATCCCCATCCGCTTGTGATGGTCTGACCCGCGAAGGGGGACGCGCCGGAATTCTCATCGTCCACTCCAGCCATCAGCAAGATCTGTGCATAAGGAGAACTCCCAGGGCCAACTATGTTGACGTTTGCGTTGCACCCGCCAGCAGCTATCGTCACATTATTTCCTAGATAGATGTCCTCCATTCGCAGTATGTTGAATGTGCCTCCAATACTGATGCCGTTGCAGGTGTTGGACGTGATCGATGATTTGTCCTTGATAGTGATCTCTTCATCCTCGTTGGCCGCCGAAATCCCGTTGGAAAATGCAATTACGGACACGTGGGATATGGTCGCCCGCACGACGTTGCTGAAATAAATTCCGTTCACGGTGGCGACGTTGGAGGAAAGATTCGGTCCAGTCATTCCAAAACTTCTCAGATCGAACGTGTTATTGCTTGTCACCGAACTGTTGGACGCATAGATTGCGCTTGAACAGATCGAACTGTTCATATTCGTAAAGCTCAAGGCGGTGGATTGAATCGTCCCATAGAGATCGTATCCCGCACCTTCCAGCCAAACTGCACCAGTAAGGGGAAGCGCAAGGCAGCCGTACATGGTATATGTTCCGGCCGGAATGTAGACGCGATTTCCACTCACGCCGGCAACGTTGAGCGCTTCCTGAATTCCGGCGGTCGCGCTCTGAATTGTCCAGGCTCCCGAGTGCGAATTGGCCGGCGTGAACTTTACGGTCCCGGAAGACCCTCCCGAAGTACACGTTGCACCGCCGGTTGACATGACGGCTTCAGCCGTTCCAGTTCCGCCTGAAATATAGAACGTTTGAGTGGTAGACGTTCCGGTCACTCCTTGCGGACATGGCGTGAGCGTGACCGTGGCCGGCGTAGATGCCGTAAGGCTTCCGCCCGGTGCCTGTGCGCTCCAATTGTAGTTGGTGGAATTGAGGTAGGGAAAACTTGCGGCACAAGGTGCTCCAGAATCCGTTGCCCCAGCCGTGCCCCATGCCATGCAATTCCCCGAGGCGCCCAAGGCAGACGCCGCGACCGGCTTATTTCCGTTGCCGTACAGGTTCAACGAAATCGTATTGGCGGTATTCACAAGTGGGCTCGAAAATGTCAATGGGGCGCTATAGTCCATTCCGGCAATAGCAGTTGATGGGGTAGCTACGCTTCCCGATACAGCGATTTTCAGAAGTCCGCTCGTCAAAGATCCGATATTAACCGCGTTGGATGGTGCATTGGCCGCCTGGCTAACCCAATAGTAGCCAAGGGCATTCGCGCCTCCTCCTCCGCCCGAGCCACAGGGATTTCCCGAGTCAGTCAATCCGACCGATCCCCACTGAACGCAATTCCCCGAGACTCCCAACGCGCCCGCGGCGACAGGTTTGGAGCCGCTTCCCCACATGCCAAGCGAGATCGTGCTGGATGTGTTTGCGAGTGGAGAATTGAATGTAAGCACCGGGCTGTAACTGAGCGCCGGGATATCCGCCGCAACGATGGCGCGAAATCCCGGTACGCCGCTCGAACCGTTTGGCGCTGCGTAGAAGAAATTCGCAGTTTGGCTGCCGAATGCTCCAGGAGCCACCGAAACGTAAGACGATCCGTTCCACACGCACCAAGAATAGGACGAGCCTCCTCCGACGCATGAACCAGGAGATAATGCCGTCGTGAACAGAAAGGGCTGATTCAGCGCTGGACTTACGGGAGGCGCCGTGAAAGCGAATTTCAAGTTTCGGATCTGGCTGTTCCAATCCACCTGCTGTGCAGGTAGCGGGATCGAAAGCACCAAGAGGGCCAACAGTTTCTTGCTCATGGCTGAATTTTCCCATAGAATGAGAGACATGGTGAACACCGAAAGTCGGAGCAGCCGGGACGTGCGCTCGGAAGGCGTGCGTCCCGCCGACATTTCGCCAACTTTAATGCGGGGTAGTTCAGCGGTAGAATGTCGCGCTCATAACGCGAAGGTCGTGCGTTCAAATCGCACCCCCGCACCCATTTATCCATTCCAGCGCCCGTAATCTTTCGGGCGTAGCTGGAAGGTCGAGCCCCGCGCCTGGGACGCGGAGACGCGAGTTCGATTCTCGCCGCCCGGACCAACCCTTTCCGTTTCAATGCCGTGATTGCTATAATCCCCGCAGGAGACACGCAATGGCCAAAATGCCGCCGCCTGGAACCGAAGGGCATGGAGTCGCCATCATCATCGGGACGCCGAAGGGAGGCGCTTCCAGCGACCGTATGCCCCCGCCAGGGATGCCCGACAAGGACCCCAATGGGAAAGCCAGCCGGGATGAAGCAGGCTTCGTGGGCGCGGAACAGCACTGCGTGGACTGCGAAAACTACGATGTGCAGACCGGCGACTGCTCGAAAGTGGAAGGTTCGATGGACCCCCAGGATGGATGCTCTGCCTATTTCCAGCCCGTGTCTGATTCCGAAGGCGACAATGATGCCGACGATAGCAACGGAGTATGGGGGGAGCCCGACAGCATGAACAATAGCGGGGAACCTTCGTGAGCCTCTGGGGAAAATTTCATGATCGGGAAGAACGTGCGACCACGCTAGATGCCGCACTCCAGGCCAAAATTTCCGAGTGTCGTCAACTCACCGAATCCTTGGATGACGCAGAGCGAGTCCTGGAACGCGAGCAGACTCGCCGCATCGCCGCCGAATCCATCGCGGAGGAGCGGCGCGCTGAAATCGAGCGCATGACCGTGGAGTTGAAAGAACAGCGTGAGCAACTGAAAATCGTGATGAGTGAGCGGTTGAAAAGTCTGGATGCGCTGAACCTGAAACTCATGGAATCGCGTATCGAGGAGAAGCCGCCGAACATGGAACAGTTCAAGCGAAGCGAGGAATCGGCGCATTCGGCCATCCAGACTATGCGCCGAATCCGAGAAAGTAACATGGCCATGGACATGGCGCTCATTACTCGGCTCCATCCAAATTTCCAGCGATTCGCCAAAAAACCAATCCCGAAGTCCAGTGCTCCGGAAGGAATTCCAATGAACGAAGTGTCGGCAGGAGAGGGGATCTAATGCCCGCAAAGACGTTGCTCGCGCAGCTCATCGCCAAGCAGGAAGGATTTGGCGTTCCGGGAGCAAAGCCGACCCGCGACCATAATCCCGGTGACCTGGAGCACGCTCCCGGAATTGCCGCATGGGATGGCGGGATTGGCATTGAACCCAGCGATGACCAGGGATGGGCGGATCTGGAGCGGCAACTGACCCTCTATGCGGCGCGCGGCCTCACGTTGGCACAAATGGTATCCATTTATGGGCCGCCGGCCGAAAACAATACCGAATCGTACCTGAACTTCATTTGCGCGGGGCTGGGCCTGGGCCCGGAAGCGCCCGTAAGGGTTGCGCTCAGTCTGCCGGCACAGGAGTAGCATGGAGATCCTTGACCCCAACGCGCCGCCGACTCCCAGCAAAGAAGAGTTGATTTCCCAACTCTCCAAACCGATTGCAACCGTTATGTCGGGCGAGATGGCGGATGAGAGCGACATCGATAGGGTCTGGCTCCTGCGGATGGCGCACAAGAACTCTCTGTACTACCGCGACTTGGCGTATTTTGCACCCGCTCTCTATCAGGGTCTTGTGGATACGACTGGCGTGGACGGCTCCATTCTCCCGGACGATTCTTGGCAGGGAAACGGGGTATACGACTACACGCAGAACATCTATCGCGGATACTGCCGCAAGATGGAAGCGGTCCTCGGCACCCGCATCCCGAACGCGGTCGCAGTTCCGAACGATCCCAGCGACGAGAAGGACATAGCCGCCGCGCGGGCCGCAAACAATGCGGCTATGTACGTGCGCCAGCAGTGCGAACTTCAGGTACAGATCCTCTGGCTGGTGTACAAACTATTCAACTTCGGAACCTCATTCTGGACACTCGAATGGGTCGAGGATGCCGAAAAATACGGCTGGAAAGAAATTCCCCAAAACGCCACGGAGCAATTGGGACTCGGTGGAGGATTCCAGTGCCCGCAGTGTGGTGACGTGGCTCCTGGAGATGCACGGCCGCCACAATGTCCACAGTGCGGCGGCGACATGAATAGCGCGGCCTACCAGGAGCCAGCCCAGGCAAACGTTCCAGCCGATCTGCCTCCTACCCGCGTTCCCAAGGGCGGCTTAGAAATCGATATCGCTGACGTTACCGAAGTGAGTGTCCCACTCGATACGGACGGCATGAAGGGAACGGACGCCTGCCTGTGGATTCGCCGGGAGCGCGAAAAGCACAAAGCCATACTGCTTCAAAAGTACGGCGATACGCTGCGTGAGGCAATCAAATCAGGCGACAACGCTTTCGAGAATGAGTCGGTTTCCCTCCAGTACGGCGAGAGTGTTCGATCATCAATGGCGTCTCCCATCGGCATCGTGCGTCCTAAGCGCGAAAACCGATGGACCATTATCGAGGAGGACTGGACGCCGGCCATGTACGAAATGGTTGACGACAAGCCGAGCCGGAAACTTCTCAAGGAAAACTTCCCCGATGGCGTTCGCATCACGGCGGTCAAGGGACACGTCATTGACCTGGAAAATCGGAAGCTCACGGACCACTGGCAGGCGTGCCAACCAGAGCCCACTCAGCGGATCATGTGTGAGCCACTGGGGCAGGATTGGGTCCAGACTCAGGATCTCCTGAACAATATCCTGAACCAGTGCGCCGAGACAATCGAGCGGTCCAACGAGCCAGGTTTTGCGGATCCCACGCGCGTCGATATGGATGCTTGGCAGCGGCGCCGCGATAACCCAGGCGACCTGATCCCTGCCGTGCGTCCTCCGGGCGGCACGCTGGCGGACCTGATCTATCGTCCTCAATCCCTGACCTTTTCGGAGCAGATTCCACCGTGGAGAGCCCAGGTGGAAGAAACGTCGCAGGACACTTCCGGGCTCACGCCGATTATCTGGGGTGGCGACACGTCGGACCCGACTGCGCGGCAAAGCGAGTTGAAAACGAACGCCGCCATCCGCCAACTTTCCGTTATCTGGGTGATGGTCGGGAAGTCCCTGGAGAGCGTCTATGAAAAGGCGTGCAATCTCCTCGCCGAGCATGAGGACGGAGTTTTGGCGTTCTCCAAACAGCGGGCGAACGAATATGGCAAGTTTGACACGGTGATGGTGGCCATTGAGGACCTGAAGGGCGGCCATTACCATTTCGAGGCCGATGAAGCTATCCCGATGACATGGGGTCAGCAGCGTGACCTCCTGATGTGGATGCTGGACAAGCCGGCCGATATTCTGAAGGCGTGGGGCCTTGACGATCCGCTCAACATTTACGAATTCAAGGAATTGTTGGGAATGCCTGGGATGCACGTTCCGCATCTCGATCAACGCGACAAGTGCATGGATGTGATTGGCAAGCTCCTGGAGGGGGCGCCACAGCCGGGGCCGGTGAATCCCGATGGGTCTGCCGGTCCGCAAGTTCCGTCCGTGCAGCCAGACTGGGAAGACGACGTGGATTTCTGCGCGAAATTAGTTGGACAATATCTCGTCAATAACTTCGAGCTTGCGGAGTCTAACCCGAATGGATACGCCAACTTGCAGTTGTACGGTCAGGCGTGCCAAAAGAAGGCGCAGCAGCCACCTCCGAAGCCGCCGATCAAGCCGAGCGTGTCGGTGTCGTTGAAGGGCTCAGACTTAGGATCGCCAGCCATCACCGAAGCGCTTCAGCAATCCGGTATTGAGCCCCCAGGCGTCCAAGCACAGATTCAGCCGCCGCAGCCGAAGCCGGTTTCCGTGCCGATTCCGCAGCCGATTCCGGGCGCCATGCCGCCGCCTCCGGCCCAATAGTCGGGACAATCCCCGATTGCCACCATTGCCGCAGTTGCCGCAAGATGTAATTTGGGACCGGGTAAACTGACTGCGCGTTCCCATGGGGCAGATGGTCCGGTCCCCGCGAGGTTAAGTGCTGCCCAGCGCGGCGATTCCGGCAGCGCGGTCGTCACTGTTCGGATTTTGCAGGGAGAGTGAAGGAGAAGAAGATGCAGGAAGAACGTATTCGGGAAGTGCTGGAGAAGCAGTTGGCAGCCGACAATGAGCGCACGATGGGCATGAATCAGGCTCAGTGCGGGACGAACGCAACAATAGGAGGGGCGCTCGGAATGGCGGCGAAAAATAGCCTGCGTAATCGCATTCACCGTAAGCTGATGAGCACGGAAGAGGCCAGGGAGCAACACAATCTCTTAGGCGAGTTGGAAGAACACCTGCTCGACAAGCATCCGGACGTGGCGCGCATCTTGGAGTTGCTGGACCTAACTAAGGGAGCGCAGTAAAAACCGGAAACAGCCCAAAATGTTCAAGCGCATCCTCGCCAAGATCGTACTCGCACTCTCCACGCAGCCCGCATTCCGCGGCGCGGCGTCCAATGGATCTTCCAGCGATCCGATGAAGGTTCTGCGCCACGATGAGATTGACGAAGCCGAGATCGAGACGGCATGTTTCGCCGGGAACTTTGCCAAGAGTGAGGATTACGTCGGCACGCGCGTTGCGTTCCAGGAGCAGTTGGCCATCATGCAGAACGCGAAGAACCGGCGATACCTGAATTCCTGCCTCGGCGGAGCGCAGGAAACGGAACGATTCATCGCGGAGAGGACGCGGGAATGAATTTTGAAAAACGGCCCGACCAGAGCGCTGCCGACGACCGGGCCGCTTCAGCAAACGAGTCTGCCTGATCCTACCCCGAAATATCCCAACTTGCAACGAATCCCGTAAAGCGTTACCCTACTCACAGATATGGCAGGAATTGCAGTAGGGATTGGCGATGTGGGCGCTGGCGCACCTCCCGGTGGCGCTGACAGCTATTCAGAACTCGGCTCTCTTTTGGGAGACGCCTACGATTCAGCAACCTCTGGCGAAGAAACGCCGGCCGGCGAAGCAGGCGAAGGCGGAGGACTGCCAAGTGAAGGCACGTCCGACGCGCCCGGCGGGGAAGCTCCCTCGTCCGCTTCCCCGCAAGAACCCCCCGGCACGCAGGAACAGCAACCGGGCCAGCAGCAGCCCGATGCCGCGCAATCGCCGTGGGCGCTCTCGCCGGACGGTAATTTCTATCAGGTTCCCAAGGCCGAACTGCCGCGAGTGCAGGGCGCTCTCCAGTTCCACCAGCAGGTAGGGCAGATTTTCGCCACGCCGGCAGAAGCTCAGATGGCATCCCAACAGGCGTTCGACATGCGAACCATGTACAACGACTGGATGTATGGCAACGATGATGCCGTGCAGAGCGTGATGAACTTCTGGAGCGGTGCCCAGGCGACCGACCCGCAATCCCGCGCCGCGTTTTCCCGTTCGTTCGAGAAGATGCTTTCCGCCGCCCCCGGAGTTCTTCAGCGCACTAACCCGCAGGCGTACCAGAACTTCGTGCGCGCGCAGGGAAAATCGCTGGTGGATTCGCTCTACCAGAAAGCGGCGCAAAGCGGCAACCCGCAGGATCTGATCGACGCGCAATCCGTCGATTGGGGATTGAACGGCCAATACCAGAAAGAACTTCCGAAGGCCGACCCCGCGGCGCAGGAGCGTGCGAACTTCCAGCGCCAGCAGCAGGAGTTCAACCAGCGTCAGCAGACCGCCATGCAGCGCGACGTGGGGGCTTTCAACAACACTGCCGTGGAAGGCGCAAAGTACACGCAACTCAATGGAAAGATTGATGCTTTGCTCGCGCCAGTGAAAGGCAAGTATGGCGACGTTGCATTCAACGACCTGAAAGCCGGCATTCAGCGTGAAGTGATCGACACCCTGAAGGCATCCGAGTGGTTCACGGAGCACAAGCAAGCCTTCGATCAACTGATGGCCGATTACCGTATGACCTGGCAGAGCGGAAACCCCGGACAGGGCCTACAGCCGCGCGTTCAGGCGTACATCAGCGATTTTCTGTCCAGAGCAAACCGCGTGCTTCCATCCATCGCCGCGAAGCGCGTTAATGCTTCCACGCAGGCCCAAACCGGCAAGCAGAACGGCCGCCAAGTAGCCCCGCAGCAACGCGGCGCTACAGGTCGCCCATCCGCTAACCCGCAGGCCCCAGCAGGAAAAGACGGACAGCCCAAGCGTCTCACTTCCAACGAGTGGGACCAGCAATTTGCGGCGACTTTCCGGTAGAAGCCCGGCGCACTATATCCGCCGTTCCACGTGAAACGGTAAGTTTTCTTACCGCGCCGACTCCTCCGGTCTATTCAAAGGAGTCTTCATAAATGTCGATTACGGCCCAAACGGCGAATGTCATCCCGACGATGATGGAGCAAGTTCGCCCGAAACTCGCCTATTTCCTTGCTCAAAAACAGTCGAAATTCGCAAGTCTGTTCAACAAGGCCGCAGAAAAGCACAACGTCTCGGCTTTCACGGATGCCGCTTCCGGCGGCTCTCCCACCTACACCTATGGCGGTCCCGTCTTGGCGTGGCGCGTCCCGGTGCTCCTGAGCATTGGCGGCGACTACCAGGCAATCAGCCTAGACGGTGGCGACCTGGGAACTGGGTCCATGATGAGCACCGCCTTCATGGCCTTCGGGACCTTCGAGAACGATATTGGCTTCAACTTGCCGCTGCGCGCGATCTACGGATCCAAGGACGCCAAGCAGGCCATCACGAATGCGCTGCAATTCTCGCTCGGCAAGGCAATCTCCGAAATGGCCCTCTACGACGAGATCGGCCTGTTCAACGATTCGACCGGGACCCTGGCGCAAGCCAACGGCACCGGCAGCCCCGTGATTTCGAGTTCGCAGGTCACCTACAACTTGGAATCGACCTTCGCTTTCAACCGCTTGCGAGGGGCCAACGCACTGGTGGACGTGTACAACACCTCCAATGTGCTGCAATTTGCCGGCGCCCGCATTGCCTCGATCAACTTCGCCAGCAATACCGTCACACTGAAAGGTGTAAGCACCTACACGCCGGCCAACACCGACCAGATCATGTTCCCGAACATGGGCCTCGGCGCCGCGGCGGGCTCCTACACCGCCGCCGCCGGATCCTGGCGCAACGGTATCTACACCTTCAACAGCACCACTTCGTCCGGTTCGCTCGGCGGCCTTGCCTACAGCACCGCTTACGAAATGGTGACCCCTGCCGTCAACGGCCAGAGCGGGTTCTACACCCCCTCTCTCCTGTACAGCGGCAAATCCCAGTTGATCCAGCGGCGCGACGAGGAAGCCTACACAGGCGTAATCGGCGTCTGCCACATGGCCCAGCGCGTTTCCTGGTACCTCCAGGGAATCACCATCTCGAACTGGTTCCGCGGGGCGTCCGACAAGATGATCGACATTGCCCCCGGCGGCAACGACTATGGCGACACGTTCATGGCCGGCGATGTGACCCACTACGTCTCCCGCTATGCCGGCAAGGCCCGCGTGGACTGGCTGAGCCCCTCCAACTGGGGCTGGACCCAACTCCAGGACATCGACTTCATCCAGACTCCGGAAGGCCAGCGCATCTTCATCGGCCGATCTTCCAGCACCGGAAACCCCCAGGCTGGCTTCCAATTTTATTTGTGCAATAGCAGACAGCTATATTCCGTCGATCCGGGATGTGCTGTTGTTTTCTATAGCTTAGCGATACCTTCGGGCCAATAGCGGAGTCCGTTCTGGACCAACCGCTAGGTTTTTGACAGTACTTGGAATCGGGGCCAGACTGGCGCTTCTAACGCCTTCTGGCCCCTAAGCATTTTAGCTCCCGAACCGGGGATTCACCCGATTGTTATCCGCTCCCGGACGGCCCATCATCAGGTGAGGCAATATGAGCATCACGGGCACAGAGCATGAGGATCATCCCGACTTCCATCAGCCGATAGAGTGGCCCGCTGTGGATGTTTTCATCTCGGTTGAAAGCGTGGATCAATGACTTCAAAGCAAATCAAGGAGATAGCGGACCGGCTGGCGGCATCGAACTGCACGAGGATCTTGTGCGGTACGGCAGCGCAGGAGATCGCGGCGGCACTCCACAACGCCTACGCGGAGGGATTTGAGGCTGGGCAGCGCGTTACGGCCGAGGGGAAGATCAAGAGTGGCGCTCCTGGTGCCCGATCTTTTCCTGAATCTTTGGAGCGCGTGGACTGGAGCGGAGTCATTAAAGCGTCGGTGCTATAATCCGCACAGGAGAACGCGCCCATGCGTAAAGCCGTAGTCCTTATCGTTTTGGCGGCCCTGGAGACATTTGGGCAGGTCCAAGCAGTGAATCAGGCACAGGGTCCAACCTCGAACAATTACGTCACCTATCTGGATATCGGCTCGACGCCGCAGTACATCTGCGAGGCGCAAGCGGTCCAGCCGCTTACCACCTTCTACGTTTCGTCCTCTACCCTCACGCAGATCGCCGTTTCGTCCAACGTCGGCACGATCACGTTTGCCTCGACAAGCTATTTGTGGATCGGAGCGCGGATCACGGTCGCAGGGTCCGCGACCACAGCGCTCAACGGCACATACAGCGTGACGGGGGTCTCGGGCTCGACGGCGACTATCGCCACATCCGGCGTGTCAAACGGGACGTACAACGACTCTACCCTGACGGTTTCAACGCGTGCCCCGCTGTTGAATTCTCTGGTCTGGGCAATCCAGGTCACGCAGTACTCGGGGGCCAATCAAATCGGACAGTACTGGGCTGGAACTCCAGGGCCTATTCCGCCAATGAATCTAGCGTGTTCGTCCAGGCACAACTACTGATTCGGGATGGTATGATAAGCGCGAAAGGGTAAAATGCTCACGTGGCCGACCACCTTCAGTACCCTTGCGAAGACCATGAGGCGCGCTTGCAACGACATACGGCATCTCTCGCCGCCCTTGAGGTGCAAATGAAAGACCTTATGGGAAACGGGCAACCTGGGCGCATTGCCACCATCGAGAAGCAGATCATGAGCCAGCAGAAGACACTCTGGATCGGGGTGGGAATTCTTTCGGCATTGCAGGTCCTCCACGCCAACGGGATGCTCAACCTCGGGAACCTGTTTCGCGCCTCGCAAACCCAGGACCAGCCGGCGGCAATCCATCAAGTCGTGAAATGAGCCATACCACTCCAGATCTCGACCGTCTCAACAATCTGCTAGGCCAAGAGCTTGGGCGCCGTCCTGATGGCCATCCAATCTTCGCGTGGAAAAACAGCGACGATCTGTTTTGGCCGGCATTTAAGACGGGACGCTTTAAGACCGAAACTCGCCCTGTTGAACTTCCGATTATTGGGGGCCGCACGGAAATTGCCCACATGCAGATTCAGGTTCCCGAATATGCCCGCGACCGGCAGTTGCGCGCCCGTAATACCTGGGTGGTCACCAAATGGCTTTCGCCGGAAGATTTGATCTACGGAACCGACCGTCCGCACGGTGAACGCCGCGGCGATTTCGATGCAATCGACGCACGCCCCCGCCCTTCGCACGCAACCCTTCTGGAAATTTGGAATGAGCGTTATCCTGGCGCGGATTTTCCGGCGCATGGATGGCGAGTGCCGACCGATGCAACCCTTCCGGGACGCGAAGGTGGCCCGCGAGAGCCCAACGAGATCGATACCAAGTGGTTTATTGCCTGCGTGAAGGAGCAGACCCGTCTCGGCTTTCAGGAACGCTTGCAGCAGCAACTTGACGGAGAGGACGCGGCTAACGCTGCTAAAAACAGCACGATTGAAGTGGAGATCCGCGACAGCTTCCCGGCATTTTTGAACCCGGTTCCAGGGAAGCGCTCAAACTTCGTTTCCTTCCCCTGGACGCGCAAGGATCGATTGTAATGCTATCATTCTCAAAGGAGAACATTTAAGTGGCGAGATATCAGGCGGACGCAGCCTTTATATGCAGCATTTATCCCGGCAAGCTGCCGGTGATTCGCCGGAATTACGGCACCAGCGTTCACGGAGAAGGCAAGGGAGCCAACCGTTCAACCACATTCAAGCTGGAGCCCGTCGCACGCGGCGAGAAGCCATTCGTGCTCCCCATCTATGATTCCTTTGAAGAAATCCTGGATATTGCGGGGCTCTCGGCTGTGACTAACACGCCGAAAAAGCCACGCATCTCCAAGCCGGTGCCGGTTGAGGCCATTGTTGCCGACCTCCTCAAAGAGTGGACTGGCGGCCTGTTCAACGTGCCGGCCGGCGCCATGCCGGGAATCATACTGCTCAACCCCATGAAGGTCGAGTTGAAGAAATTCGAGGCCGACAACTCCCTTCCAGGTCCGAATCCCGGCGAACTTCAGCAGATGATTGCGCAGCAGACAGCGTATTTCGAGTACCTTTTCAGCGAAGGCGAGCGTCTGGACGCGCAGAAGGAATGGAAGGAAATCACGGACACCATGAAGCTGGCGGCCGACTGGTTGGGCCACGCCCGTACATGGTCGCACCGTGCCATCGCCCGCGATTCTTCGCCCTGCCCGCTTTGCACGGAGATCATTCCAAATGCGGCGGCGGTCTGCCCGCGCTGCCATCAGCAAATCCGGGAGCTTCCGCCAGAGATCGCGCGGCTGAATGCCGCGCTGCGCAAGACGGCGTAGGAGGAAACGATGGCCAATTGCTCAGTGCAGAACATCCTCGACGATGTGAGAGCGCTTCTGAGCGACACGCAAGTTGTGGGCGGCGAAGTTTTCACGAATAATTATTTGCTTGGCGTCACAGGCAGCGGGACTGCCGGATCTGGTTCCCTTTTTGGGGAACCGTACCGCACAATGTTTAGCAAGATCACAGGCGGCTCCAAGCGTGTTCAGCCGAACTGGCTCATCACAGTTCCCGCCAACACCACGGTAGTTATCCCTGCCACCTACGGCATCCTGGATTTCAGCGAACCGGAAATGCTGGAGGAGCGTGCTGCCGGAAGCGAAATTGCCATCGCCAGCACTGATACCAGCACGCCGATCAACGTTACGTGCTCCTCGCCACATGGACGCGGCCCGAACGGTTCCCAGGTAGAGGGCGCGATCTCTGGCGTTGTGGGTTCCTACGCACCCTGGGGCAATTGGTTCGCAACGGTTACCGGAGCCACTACATTCAGCCTCAATGGAAGCGGCAGCGATGGCGTTGCGGGCACGGGAGGGGCATTCTGGCCAAGCTCGCAGGTGCCATTCACCGAAGTCTATCCAACCGATCTGGTGGGCGCGCTCGACGGGGCGCCGGGAGCCTGCCTGGGCACCTATCTTTGGAGCAATAATCGCCTGCAATTTCGGGGCGCGACTCAAGCCGTGCAACTCCGCATCACGTACTACGCAAGCGGATCCGCGCCGACGAATCCGAGCTACGTCATCCCCATCGACAATTGCAGGGATTTCCTTGCGTGCGCCACAGCTTCCGCCGCCGCGCGAGCGAAGGGATGGATGCAGATGTCGGAATCGCTGCGCAATAAGGCGTATGGAGATCCGAGCCACCCCGAAGAACTGGCGCTCATCGATCTGTTCTATATGAGTCAGGTGCTTGCCGATCAGCGTGGCCCACAGAGACGCCAATTGCCCTTCCGAAACCGCCGGTATCGCTACGGCAGTTATCTGTTGCGATAGGGAACGCCCCACCATGCTATCCTTTGCTTGAACCCCGGCATTTTCGGGACTCTAAAGGAGAAAAAGACACATGGCCAACAAATTAGGAAATCTGACAGCCGCCATTCGCGCTCCGTTCGCAGGGAACCCGAATATTCCGGTCCCGTATCCGAGCGTGGCGTGCAGTGCGCTGAACGCCCCCGGCATTCCGTTCGAGTGGGCTTACGCCAACCAGTTTGAACAGCGATTCGCCAACGCGGCCGGCACGGATTACATTCACGCAATGGCCGTAAACTCCAGCAACCAACTGCTGATAGGCGATGAATTGGCGCGGCAGGCGCGTGCCCATTTCACGTTTTCTCAGTACGTGACAGCGACCATCGTTTCGCAGATTTTCGCCACGATTCCATCAGCGTGTCGCGTCACGCAAATCCAGTTCATCTGCCACGTTGCGGGCTCCGTCAGCGGCGCCAGCAAGCCAACGCTCTACGTGGAGCACCTGACGAGTACACAGGCCCCAGGTTCCGGCGTGGCACTTTCGAGCACGGTGGACTGCCATGCGGCTACCGCCGACACACTGCAAACTCTCACGCTCAATATGCCGACCACCGGCAATACAGACGATCCAAATCTGTATCTGGCAGTTGGCGACCGCTTGGGAATTGTGGTTGCCGGCACGACAACCGCCCTGGCCGGCGTCGAAGTCACCGTTACCGTGCAGCCGTTCAAGTCACAATTGGTGACGTTCAGCATTCCGCTGAACGCGGATATCCCGGCGGCCATGGCGATCTTCACCGCCAATCGGCCCTACATTCTAACCGCAGTTTCGTATTCGCACACGACCAAGGGATCTTCGGGTTCCGCGGTCACGATGCAGATCACTAACGATCCAAGCGGGACGGCGCCGGGCGCCGGAACAGCGCTTTTGACCAACAACACCAATGCCGGGTTCGACTGTCGGGGCATAGCAAATACCGTTCAGGTGGGAGCACTCACGGCAACGGCGGCGAGCTTGCGGCTGGCAACCGGCGGCGCGCTTTCGTTCTCCATCACGGGAACCGCGACTGCTTTGGCCGGGATTTGCATCACCCTGACCTTGCAGGCAACAAGCGCTGACCGCATCGAAAAAACCTTCTCACTGTTCAACGTCCACGGCCAAACGGACCTGACCGGGCTTTCCGCGCAGAATATCTGGACTGCCGACCGAGACTACGAAATCCTGGATATTCGGGAACGCCATGCGGTCGTTGCGGGTCAGGCAGGAACCATCAATGCCTATGTGGACTCTGGCACGACTGCTCCCGGCGGAGGACAGGCAGTAGCCACCAGCGCGTTCGATTTGACGGCAACAGCCAATACGGCAGTTGCGGGGACTCTTCAGGTGCTCGGACTGCGCTTCCTGCTGGCCGGAGACCGGCTCTCGGTCAAAGTAGCGAGCGGCAGCGCGGCGAGTTGCCAAGGAGAACAGATCACGATAGCCCTCCAGCCTCGGTAGGAGGTGGATCGTGGCTTATTTTCCCGGCAATACCAGTGAGATCGACATAACGAACTTCCAGGGGTCAGCCCAAGCGGTTGACCCCTATGTCCTTGACCTGGCGCATGGTCTTTATTGCCAGAATGCCGATTTCATTACGGGACCGGGTGCAAGTCCGCAAGTGCAGTGCATGACGCGCCGGGGATCCTCCCAGGTAGCCCAGATTCCGAACAGCGACGGTGGCATCCTGTCGATGTTCAAGTGGTACTTCAACAACGCTGGAACTCAGGATTGCTATGCCGTCTACTATGCCCCCTCGGTAGGAGCCAAGGCGTACAGCCAGCAATCCGCCTCATTTGTGGCTCTTGTGGCCGTGACGGGCGCCAAGTACCTCTCGTTTGCCACTGATGGTATCCGTGGATATTTCGCCTTCGGCGACGCCAGCGGGCGTTACAGTGCCAATTCCGGGTACATCTACAATGCCGCGACGGGCAATGCCGACAAGTTGTTTGCGCCTCCATTCGCAAGTTCCGCCGTGACGATCACGATAAGCTCAACAGGGGCCGGGAATGTGACCATTGGAACACACCGCATCGGGTTTCTCTACACGACGAGAAATGGGTACAGCGGCCCTCTCTCTCCGATTTTCGGCAATCAATTCGCGCCCTCGGTCGTTACTGTCACATCTGGCGTATACCAGTCGTTCAACGCGGCCTTTGCGTTCTCCTCGGTTCCGACATGGATGACCCCAGGCGGCACGATTCAGGTTGTGATGAGTACGGCAGCCAACCCCAACGAGTTCTACGCGGTTCCCGGAACGATTACGAGTTTTCCCAGCACCCCTGGGACGGTTACGATCTCAGTGAGTATTTCAGACGGAGATTTGGCCGCTACTGGAAATAACGTCACCCAACAACAGAATCTGTTGGCATCCTCAATCAGCGGGACACCGCCATTCTATCCGAGTGCGATTTTCGCCTATTCTTCGCGCATGTGCTACGTGACCCTGGATGCGGCAGGATTCCCGGTTGTCTACATTTCCGATCCGAGTAATTATCAATCCTTGAACGCCGGAAACAACGGGGTTTACCTTCAAGGGAAGGAGATCCCGGTCCACGGCTGTTCCATTGGACAGGTATGCTACATCGCAAGTCTTTCGGGCCTCTATGCGACCTCTGACAATGGCGGATACCCAGTCACTTGGACCCCCCCACAACGTGTGGACGGCTCGGTTGGGGTGCTCGCTCCATCGTGTTTACTGGCATCTGCCGGCCGGATTTTGCTGGCTTCCGAAAAAGGGCTTTTCTCTTACAGTGGGGGCGCCTTCCCCCAGATTCCTCTTTCCTACTGGCAGGCGCCGGATTGGAACCGGATCAACTGGGCCGCGCCCACGCAGGTAAGCATCGTTGACGATGGATTCGACCGCGTAGATCGCGTGATCGCTCCCCTCAATTCGTTGGTGACAAACGCCAGCAATACGAATCCAATTGTCATCACGACCGGCGTGAAGGTGGGGGCCGCGATTCAACCATACCCGCACCTGATCCAAACCGGCATGAGCGTTACAATCAGCGGAGTCGGTGGCAACACGGCGGCGAATACAACGGCGGTTGCAACCGTAACCGGACCGAATACGTTCACGATTCCGGTCGCGGGAAATGGGGCCTATACAAGCGGCGGAGTGGTGACACCGAACTCCCCCAACGCCGAAATGTCGTGGAATTATTCGCAGGGCGAGCAGGCCGGTTCACTTCTCTATTCGCTGAACGCTTTCACTGCGTACGGACAGGGAGCATCCGCAACAATACACAATATCGCAACGGATACCGATGAGGTTTGGTATGCGCCAGCGCAGAGCAATCCAGGAGGCATTATCCGGCGCGTTCTTCCCTCCGATTCGCCAATCTATCAGGACGTGGATCTCAGCGGCAGCGCCGCGGCTACCAGTTTTCTCTACGAAACCGGGATTGTGCCCGCTTCTGCCGATGAATCCACGACCCTGCACGACTACCACGGAGCGCACTTGCGAGTTTCGGGAAATGGCAATCTGAACTTGACGGCCTACGGGATCGACCATCTGCGCAGCACCGTTCCCCCGGCAAGCCCCCTTGCCATTTCCGGCGCTCCGGGGCTCGAATACTTGGTTAAGTGGTGGTTGCGCTCAGAGCAGCAATCCCTTATGGTTGGGACCAATGCGGTGGGAGCCTTTGCCATCCTGGCATTCCTCCGTCTCTATTTCACGAATTCTCTGCCGATGCGATAATCGTGTCAGATGATTTCGCTGGCTCAATACGAAGACGACCGCGCTGAAGGAAAGCCCGCGATTCCAGCCGTTGCGTGCCCAGAATGCGGAGCGGAATTGTTCGATGACGTGGCTCCGATTTTCGTTGCCGGATGGCGTCGGCTGACGTGTCCGACATGCAAGTTCTCTAAGGTTGTGAGGGCGTAAGATGCCGGTCACGAGTCCCAGTTCGCAATCTCTCATCCCGGCCACGCAGCAGAACCCCGGTAACGTGCGTCGCATTGCGCAAGGGTTTGTTTCCGGCACCGGCCAAAGTTCCGATCCTTCCCTCTGGACCAATAACGGCCAAGCGCTTCAGTCTGTACAGGATCAGCTCGATAAGATCTGGACAGTGCTTCAGCAGTCCATTCCAACGCCAGATCCGATTCAGGTTGTGGACCCCAACGGGGCGTTAATCGCTGAAATTGGGGACATGGTAGATCCGTCAAACAACACGGCCTACCAAGGGATATGGGTAAACAATCTGTATGCGGGAGGTTCTGGGCCAGCCACTGCCGAGCTCATCGTCACTCCCTCGGGAATCGCCGTTAACAATGTCACCATCACCGAAACCGGAAGCGGCGGAACAATTGTCATCAGTCCAACACAGCCCGAAATCCTACTCACGTCGAATGTCAGCGGAAATCCGACTATAACAATCACTCCCGCCGGCACGTATGGGCCAGAGATTCTGCTGCAAGGAACGGGAGGATGTGAGATTCTAATAACCATTTTTGGTTCTTTGCAGCCCGAAATTTCGGTGTACGGCGGCACTGGAAACGGAGGTTCCACAATCTCCCCCGAAGAGATCACTATTCAAGGAACAGGGGCCGGCAATAGTCCGCAAATCCAGATTGAGAATCAGTCCATCCTGATCGTCAACAGCTTGGACCAGCAGACTTTCAAACTAACGTCGAATAATGCGCAGAACGCTTGCACGGCTCTTTTCGAGAATGGTGCCGCAACCATTTCGGTCCTGATTGACACCACGGGAACCACCAACATTGCGATGAACGTGCTGGGGGGGGTTCTGAATATGGCAAGCGGAGGAGCTGCGATTGCTCAACTTGCCTACGAGGGGGTGGCCATCCTGAACAACTCAGCTCTCCTCTGCGCTGCACTGATAAACTCGTCCAACTCTGGATATCTCGTAGTCTCAAATTCTTCTGGCATAGGACAAATTACAGCATCCGGGTTAACCGGCAATCTGAACCTCACGGGAGTTTATCAGCAGAATGGGACCTCTGGCATTTCAGCCACGGCCACGCTTCGAGCGCTGACGCTCGCCGGATCGAATGGCAGCATCACCTTTGCTGGCGGAATCGCCACGGCCTATACGGCCCCCACATAGGAATTATGCCACCCAAAAAGCTCACCCTTACGATCGATCAGACCATCGAATTTACAAAGACTTGCGCCGAGATGGATGGATTCGTGGCCGGTGCCCAAGCCATGTCCGCACATCTCAAAAACCTATTGGTGCAATCCTTGGCGCAGAAGCAACCGGAAGCCCCTCCCGCGCAGCCATCAGGAGAACACCCTCAGGTGAATACCCCCCAACACCCGGATTAGGTTAAGATTCTCTCAGGAGGATTTTAGCCCATGAGCCCGAGTGGCCCTGGCGGTTATCCGCAACAGCAGCAACAAAATCCATACGGTCAGCCGATGGCCAGATATCAGCGTGGAGGCGGCGGAATGCCTCCGCAGGGTGCTATGCCTCCTGGTGGGCCACAGCAGGCCGGCGGAGCACCGATGCCTCGCGGCAATTTTCAGGGCATGGCTGGCCCACAACCGGGCCAGCAGCGGATGCCTCCGCCTTGGATGCAAGGTGGCCAAGGCGGCGCGGGCACCGCTCAACCGTCCGCTGGCGGGATCGCGTCTGGAACAGCGGCACCGGCAACCCAACCGCAACCGCAAATGCAGCAGCGACCGATGTCTACGCAACCGCAAATGCAGCAGCAACCGCAAATGCAGCAGCGCCAGCCTGCTCCGTGGTTGCAGGGCGGCGGAGCACCGCAAGGCGCACAGCAGGGGATGCAGCGACCGATGTATGCCGGCCAAGGCGCGGGGCCGGGACAGCGCCAGCAGCAACAGGGTCCGCAACCACCGGCAAATCCACAAACCCAGAATCAACCGATGCCTCCGCAGTGGCAGCGGCCTTATCAGACTTCGTAGGAGGACACCTTGGGAGGCTACACTCTTCCGGTCCAAATCTCAAACGATCCGAGCGACCCGACGCAGAATAACCCTTACGGTGTTTACGGGTACAACGGGTACGGTGGCTTCTCGCCCTATTCTGGCGGCATTGACAATTCTTCACAGAACTGGGGAACAGCGGTGGGCGCAGCAGGACAAGACGTAAGCCCAAGCGCCAGCATCTCCGATATCACAAGCGCTAACCGCAATCAGATTTCGACGGAGGGGAACGTCATCGCCCAGCAGGGCGGCAACGAACTCAATTATTACGGCCCCCTTCAGCAGCAGTACACCGGAGCGGAAAACCAAGCTCTCAACGAACTGGAAGCCACTCCAGGGTTCACGCCGGATCAATCCGCCCAGATCAACGCAGACTATTCGCAGTTCAACACGACGCCGGATCAGTACAGCGGCATCACGAATACACTCGGAACCGGCGTAGGCGCCGAAACCGGCTCTTTGACAAATTACGGCCAAAATGTTGGCCAGCAACTCGCCAACTACGAAACCAATTTGAGCGGAGAAGTCGGAAACTATGACACGTGGACCGGAGCGGCCAATACCGCTTACGGACAGAATGTGAATGCCGCTCTCGGACAAGCTGGAACCGGCATCGGAACGGCCACCTCGGGGCTTGCAACCGGGCTCCAACAGGCGCAGGGAGCCTTTCAGCCACTCAATGCCGCGGTCAATAATACCGCTCTTGGTTTCGACCCGAACCAAACCGAACAACAACTGACTCCCGCGCAACAACAAGCGATGGTGACAGCGGCCGGAACCACGGTGGGAAATCAGTTCCAGCAGGCGGAAGACACGCTGCAACAGCAAGCGGCGGCGCAGGGCAATACCAGCCCCGCCGCGCTCGCAGCGATGCGGCAACAGCTTGTCACCCAGGAAGCGGCTACCGCTGGCGACACCATGACCCAAGCGGCCATTCAGGCTGAACAAGCAGGATTCCAGCAAGCGAGCTCCATCGAACAACAGCGCGAAGCTGCTACCCAGACACAGGCTGGATTGCAAGCAACCGCCGCGACCACCGAGGAAGCGGCCGCGCAGGCGGCGGCGGCGCAGGCTGGCCAGACCAACGTAGCGGCGCAGGAATATCTCGCCGGCCAAGGAGTTGCCGGTCAGGAGGCCATCGGCGCAGAGAATGCCAACACAGCGGCGCAGGCTGGGGCGCAAGGCATTGCCGCCGCGAATACTATCGGCCAGGAGAACGTCGGTCAAGAGGCCAATTACGGTCAGTTTGCGACCGGCGAGCAAAACACCATCACGGGGCAGAATTACAACAACGCCCTCACGCAAGCCCAAATGCAGTATCAGCAGGGCACCGGCAGCCAGCAGTTGACCTCTCAGGGGGCTCAGGCGGTCGGGAATGCGCAGCAGGCCGGCATGGCGTCCTATCGGTCCGGAGTAGCTGGCCAGGAGGCACAGGCGCAGCAGGGCGGCCAAGCGGCTGTACAGGCCGAGCAGGGGGCCTACGGAACGCAGACCAGCGGCATCAATCAGGCCACCCAAACGCAGGCCAATTACGCTATCGGTAAGCCCTCGCTCGGAGATCAACTTGCCAGCGGGTTAGTTCAGTCACTTTTCGCGGAAGGCGGCGTGGCAACCGAACCCACAATCGCCAAACTTGGCGAGCGCGGACCCGAAATGGTAGTCCCGGTGCCCCGGTACAAATCGCAACGAAAGTCGGAATATGACTCATTCGGGAAGGCGGCATAAGATGGGCGGATTCGCTGGAGCGTTGGGGCAGATCGGCACGGGTATTGCGCAAAACGCGGCCAATCGCTCTCCGGTATTTCGGGCGCTCTATCAGCGCTATCTGAGCGGAAGAAACCCCACGGGAACGCCACAGATGGCCAACAAGCCCGGTTACGGCCAAGTGGCCAATACTGCTGGGTGGACCATCAACGGGCAACCCTTGGGCGATAACGCGCCAGCGCAAGGCCCTGGAGCAATGGGGCAGATTCCTGGCCCGACCGGCCCTCCCGGTGCCGATCCGATGGCGACCGATGTTGGTTCCGACATGGGCAGCGGAATCCCGCAACTCGCGGGGGGAACGCTCATCACGAAACCGACGATTGCCAAGATTGGCGAAGCCGGTCCAGAGGCCGTGGTGCCGTTGACTCCGCGCCCAGGGAACAAAATGCAGCCGGATATCATTGAGGGGCGCGTTGCCGCCCCGCGCGTTCCCGGCGTTCACTATTCTCGGTACAAGTCATTCAATCGCTTCGGCCCAAATGCTGGCGGAAACATAACTTAGATGGGCACTTCATACTGGGGTCCACAATCCGACGATTCTTCGGTCTATCCGCAGAATTGGGATGACCCGTGGGCGCAACCGCTGCGCCCCCTAAACGGTACTGTCCCGCCGGCTACATTGGACTCTTCGGGAAGCTCGTTTGGGTTCCAGCCGGATGCCGACCCCTATCAAGGCGCCGATTGGTGGCGAACGCCACTCCCCAATGGGTCTTTCAGCCCGCAGTTGACCTCTGGCGGGGCGGCTGGCACCGGCCAGACGGCGCAGCCCCAGGCGGACATGAGCACGAACGCTCCTAGCGCGGAGGCAGGCAAATTGCTTGCGGGCAACCAGCCTTCAATGCCGCCTCCGGACGTTAGCGCGTTGCCCATGAACTATTTGCAACCGGCGCTTGGAGATCAGCCGCAGGGACCGCCCCCAATCCCGCAGAAGTCCATGCCGCCGCCTGGCACGGTCGATCCCGATAGCGGATTGATAATCCGCGGACCCGATCCGAACGCAATTGCAGCGCGGCAGGCGCAAGCGAAAATGAGCCCGCTCGATTCGGCTGTCCAGCAGGCCGAACAACGGGTGGCCGCAGGACCTCCGCAACTCAATTCAAATTGGGCGCAACGGCTCGGCATGGCAATTCTCAGCGTGACGAAGTTGGCCCCAGCCGCTATGCAGATTGTCCACCCGCAGTGGACGCAACAGATGGCGGCGTACCAGCAGGCCGAAAAGGATCTCGGAACGCTTTCGAGTGCACAGGAAGCACAGCAGCGTGGCGCGTGGTATCAGGCGCAAGCCAATGAAGGAAAAGGACGTTATCTTCGAGTAGGGGATGGAGTCTTTGACCAACTCACCGGCCAGTGGGTTACCCAACCCACGAACAAGTCAAACCTCGTACCCGTCGATCCAGCGCGGGCGAAAGCACTGGGCATCGGTACTTTGGATGACGGAAAATACTACCTTCCCCAGCAGACAGCAATCGAGCTCCTGAAACTTGGAAATGCACCCGAGGGCGGCATTCACGTTCGCCCGACCGAGGCAACAAGCAAGATGGGATTCGTGCCAGACCCGAATTCTGGGCTCGTGTATATCCCCAAGGAAGGCGTTGGCGAGTATGTCGGCAAGGAACTTGCTGCGCCGCCAGCACCCAACGCCGAGAGTCAAAAACTGGCCCAGCAGAACGCTATCGCCAAGATGGAGATGGCTGGAGAGCAAATCCCCGCAGCAGCGTTTATGGATCAGTCAAAACTGATTTCTGCCATTCGTAACTCGAAAGTTTTGACACTTCCAGAAAAAGCAGCGGCAGTCGGCTATGAGGGCATTAATACTTCCCCTTCGTCGCAAGGTTCCGCTGCTACAATCCGCATTGAAGGTCGGATCGGGGCCTACATTGACACGCAGACGGGCCAGGCGGTCAGCATGAACGCCGAAGAGTTCAACGCCGCAAATCGTGGCGCTCCGGGGCGTTATGTCCAATCCACCGTGGCGGTTCCGGCGATGCAACGACACGCAACGTTTGCTGAGATCCAGAATGCAATCGACCAGGCCCGCAGTTCAATTCCTACACTCGGAAGCCTCGACGCGGGTTCCCGCGCCGAACTGGCAAACGCATTGGCGGATGAAACCGGCGGCAGAATGACGACATTTTTGAACGGTGCCGTCCAGACGACGATGAGCCCGGCTCAACGGAACGCTGTAATCGCCCTCAAAAACCTCAACGAGAGCGCACTTGCGTTGCGTAGCGTGCAGGGACTCGGGCAAGGGTCCGAACAGATGCGGAGGGCCATTCTAGCCACGCTTCCAACCGGCACAAGTCCCGATACCGCGTACATGCTGGACCAATTGAAAACCTTCGAGCGGTCGGTGCAAAAGCTCCATCAGGGAACGCCGGGGTTGGGTGGCCCGGCGGTCGTCGCGCCGTCTCTAGGCGGTGGGCGCGGCGGCGCCCTCACCCCCGATGATATCCGTAGGAGGCTCAGTGGCCGGTAGCTCCGTTCCTCTCGTACCTCCCGAACTCGCCGACATGGTGAATCAAGGAGTTTCCGCTGGAATGTCGAGCAGCGATATGGTGGGGGCTCTTTCGCAGCATCCAGTTTACGGATCCAGAGTCAGGGATCTGTTGAACTCCGGCGCGCAGCCGGATGACATTGTGAACGCCATTGCATCATCTCAAGCGCCGCCGTCCCCTCCGAAACAGTTCGTCCCCCATGCAACAGGCGGTCGGCTGAACGATCCGATAAACCGCAACCCGCCTTCTGGTATCGCGGGCGCTATCATGCAACCCTATGCCATGATGGGCAACGGCGCGGAGCGCATCTACAACGCGCAAGACCCTTCGGATGTGGCCGGCGGCATTTCTGACATTGCGCGAGGAGGGATGGCTTGGGGCGCCCCGGCGGTGCTGCCTGCCGCCCTTGCCGCCGCTCCAGTTGCCACGGCGGCTGGAATGGCTGGAGGCGCGATCGCTGGAACGGGAGCGGAAATGGGCCTGAAGGCAATGGGCGCTCCGCAAGGGTTCGCCGAACTGGGGGGTACCGCTGCCGGAATAGGAGCGGGTGCATGGGCTGGATACGAAGCATCACAACCGAAGGATTTGGGCCCGCATATCGCCGCAACAAGGGCGTGGGGATTCGAGAAAAACCCCAAGATTTTTGACGAACTCGTACCTCAGTACGGACAAGTCAAGTTGACTTCCGCCCTCTCGGATTTGAAGCCAGCAATGCAAGCCGGAAGCGGCCAAGTAGGTTCGCCGCAAGGGGGATGGGCTCTTGGGGCCGGCGCGCCCGCAACCACTGGCACGGGGCCGAGCGGAAGAATCGTTGGGCTCAATGGATTTGCCGCGAATGCGGACGGTGAAGGCCCTTTCTTCAACGAAGCAGTAATTCGGCAGATACCGGGAGTCCTGGACGAGAACCGGGACGCTTGGGATCAATGGAAGGCCAGATCTGCGGGTCAGTATAGGGATGGAACGCCAGTTGTAAATGCGACGGCCGCCGCACTCAAAAACACCATTTCAGATCCGCGTGCCCAGGCCATCGTGGATGAGGCGCAGAGAGTTTACGGGAAGAATCTTTCCGCTGATGAACTGGAATCTTTGCTGATCGAAAAAAATGCGGAGTTAAAGCAGTTCTATTCGCAAAATCCAGATGTACAAGCCGCTGCGGAAAGAGCGGGCGCGGATACACTGAAGTCCAAAGCTCTCCTTGAAGCGCAAGCGCGGGCGATCCGGGAAAGCCTCTACAATCTCATGGACCCGGAGGGCGGCGGTGCTGGCCCGCGTGAACTTCAAGCTCGGTACGGCGCACTGAAAGCAATCCAGGATGCGGCAAATGATCCAGCAAAGAGGCAGGCAATCCTCGCCACTCACCCGGTTGACGTGCCAGAACAGGCGGTTGGCAGTGGGCAAATCAACCCGGTAGCCGCGGTTAAAGCGCGAAGACAGGACCCGGAGTGGCTGATTCAGTTCGCCCTCAACAATGCAGAGAATCCAAGCCCGCTTCCTGTTCCAACGAAGCCCTATCCGTTTAACCCCCGTGGACTGCCCGGAGCGTCTCGGGGGATAGGCGCACCACAAGTTGCCCCATACAGTAGCGGAACAACTGGCGGGATGCCTCCTGCGTGGCAGGCAAACCAGTGGCAGAACGTCAACGGGCCGCGCCAGTTGCCAGCGGGTTCATATCCGTTCACGCAGGGAATCAGCGTGCCCGATCTGGCGGGAAACATTCAGCAGGGATATGGCGAGACGATCAGGCAGCCGCGAGGACTGCCAGCGGGGAGCCCGCAATTCACTCAGGGGACGAGCGTTCCTGACATGACCGCACCAGCGCCCCAAATAGGAACTCCGCGCTTGGCTCCAGGGCAAAGCATTCGGCCTCCTTCGGAATTGAGCGGACAGGCGGGCGATATCACCGATGTTATTCCGGTGCGGGACGCTCAAGGAAATATCTCCTACGCTCCGCGCGCAAGCGCTCCCCAGCCGCGCGTGACCCCTGAAACTTTGGCATCCCGGATGGCGCATCAATTCTATAAGCTGTTGGGAGGGCCGGGAGGTAGCCAATAGCATGGGCGCAGCACGCACAGTCACCGAACGCAGGGCCGCACGCTTGGCGCGCAAGAAATCCGCCCCCAGCGGAATGCCCGGAACGGGCGATGCCGGCGCGATCCCGCACACCGACGTCCCCACACAAGCCGTCACCGACCCCGTTACTCCGAAGATCGAAGACGACATGGCCGCTAGCGGCCTCCCGGTGGTTCGGGGAAACTCGAATTTGCAGCCGATGGTCCCACAGGGGCATCAAACCGTCTCCGCTGTAGGCCAGCAACTCGCAGCCCTCGGTGGTCCCGATGAAATCATCCCGGCTACGTCACGGCGCGCGGTGGAGACGGCTTCCGATGTGGCGGACCAGACGGGTGCGGCGGTGGGCGATCCACAACCGGACCTGGAATCCCATGCTCTCGGCCAATTGGAGGGTGAGCCGAAAACTCCCCAGGTAAAGCGTTACCTCGCGGACCTGATGAAGAAAAATCCGAACGGCCGCATTCCCGGCCAGGGGGCTATGTCCAACCGGCCGGGCGAGTCGTTTAACGAGTTTCGCACTCGCGTCTTAACGGCCACGCGCGGCCTGATGCAGAAGTTGTCACAGAACCCGACCGAACGCATCTTGGTTCCGACCTCTTCCCAAGTCATTAAGGTTGTACGTTCCTGGTGCGCGGCTGGATGCCCGGACAACTTTGCAATCGATCACCGTCCGATGCTCGCGGACGATACAGGGAAGCCCGGAGATATTGAGCGTTTTTTCCCTAAGCCTGATGGCAAGTGGGAGTTGACGCCATTCAAGCCAGCGGACGCCAAAAACTTCCCCCCAGGCATCTATTTCATGCGCCACGGCGAAACCAGCGCTATCCAGGCGACGAACCCTTCCGCCGGCCAGAAGGCGCGGGCGCAGATCATCAGCCATATTCGGTCTGGAAACTTTCAAGGCGCAAAAGATGTGGCGACGAACGCGCATCGCGCGGGTCACCTTGGCGACAACGAGATCGAACAGGCCATCAACGAAGCGTTGCCAGGCGCGGATGATGCGGCGCGACTGCCGTCTGACCAACTGCTTGCGTCTTACAGCGCAGCGAATCCCAACAAGCGCGCAGAATTATCCCCGGCGTTTCAGCAGAGATTCAACCGGGACACTTTGGCGACAGTGAGCCCGGAAGCGCGCCATGCGCTGCAATCGCACCTCGGGAGGTTAGGAGTACGGCCATATAACTGATACCGTAAAAGGGAAGCCATGAGCGCAGAGACAAATTTTTATTTCGCTCCCTTGACGCCGATATTTTGGCAGCCGTCTGGCGGCTTATGGCTCCCAGCAACGCTGGATGCAAGCGGAAACCTGAACGTTAACGTGCAGGCCGGTGCGGCGGGCGGCACTGCATCCAAAGACGAATCCGCATTTACCGCGGGATCATCCTACGGCACCCCGATCATGGGCTACGATCCGACCAGCGGCGAACTGCTGGTGGTTGGCCTTTCGGCTGGAACCCGCAACCTGGCGGCGGTCGCTACCCCCGTCACGTCTACCGCGTGCTCTACGAACGCTCCGGCCACGGTGGGGACCAGCAGCGCGCAGGCCATCGCGGCGAATAGCAGCCGCAAGAAGCTGGTTCTCCAGAATGTCGGCACCACCGTGCTTTACGTGCTTTTGGGCGCTGGGAGCGCGAGCGCGACGAACTTCACATTTGCCCTTCCGTCTGGTGGATCTTCCAAAGATGGCACTTGTCCCGTTTACGTGGATACGATGTGGCAAGGCGCGGTTCAGTGGATCAGCAGCGCGGCGGGCGGAATAGGAGTGGCGAACGAATGCACGTAATCGAGTTTCACGTCCAAACCGTGTGCTTGCTCGTAATCGCCTGGCGACTCTGCGAGCCGACGAAGCGACAGTTCAGCAACTGGCGCGAACGGCGGCGATTGCACCGGCAGCACATCAAGCAACTGGAGGAAAGCGGCTTATGAGATTTCTCGCGGTTCTCGCGCTCTGTGTAGCGGCATGGGGACAGACGCCAGTAACGATTAAGGACCCAGCGAATCCGGCCAATCCAGGTACGGGCGTGGCGCCAGCGAGTACGGCCGCAACTTCCGGACAGCCGGCGGTCGTCGTGGCCCCATCCCCAAACACGCCTCTGCCGGCGGGCACGAACGCCCTCGGAACGACGCTTCCGACGCCGGGATCGACTATCTATAGCGGCCAGCAAGCCGTGACGGGCACAGCGGCGGCCCTCCCGTCGCAGGCGGTCCACTACGCTTGCATCATCGCAATACCAACGAATGCCATCACAATCTACAGCGGCCCGTCCGGCATCACGACGGGCACGGGGTTCCCAATGACCGCAAACTTCCCTGTCTGCATCGCTGTTACTAACCTCAACGTGCTGTACGTGGTCGCCTCTACGACAGGAGCATCGGTCGCATGGCTCGCTTACTGATTCGAGGTTTCGGAGCAATCGCGTTGATCGTGCTGATCCTCTGCGCGCAGCAGGGGCCAATATCGACAGGTGGTGGAGGCGGCAGCAA